AATGTACAAGAACTTGTCACACTTACAACTTCAGTATCGAGGATAAGATAATGGCAACAAATATTACTACCACGCAGCTTGATTTCAATAATATCAAAACAAGTTTAAAAACTTTCCTTGCTGCAAAACCAGAATTCAAAGATTATAACTTTGAAGGATCAGGACTCAGTAACATTCTCGATGTCCTTGCTTACAACACTCACTATAATGGCCTACTTGCAAACTTTGCACTTAACGAATCTTTCCTTAATACAGCACAACTTCGAAGTTCAATTGTATCTCATGCACAAACTCTTGGATATGCACCAAGATCTGCAACCTCAGCTGCAGCAATATTAAACATATCAGTGAATCTTGCCGGTGTGGCAGGAAGACCTGCAACCATTACACTTTCTGAGGGAAGAACATTTACCTCTTCTATAGCAGGAACTACATATACTTTTAGAACTCTTAAAGATCACTTTGCTACAGATGACGGTACAGGAAACTATGTCTTCAAAGAGACAGATGGCACAGATGGAATATTTGTATTTGAAGGTGAAGAAAAAACAAAGACATTTTTTGTAGGCGAAGCATCTGAAAGACAGATCTACGTAATACCAGATCAAACAATTGATACCTCTACCGCTAAGGTTCTTGTATATCCAGACGTAGCTTCCACAACATTCGATACATATCTAGATATTAACAAGGCTATTAGAGTTACATCCACTTCACAGTTCTATCAACTTGTAGAATCACCAAACGGAAACTATGAACTTAACTTTGGTGATGGAGTTTCTATAGGTAAAGCTCCGGCTGCAGGTTCAGTTGTAAAAGTTTCATATCTTTCAACACTCGGTAGTGCTGGAAATGCAGGATCTACATTTACACCAAGTGCAAACATACAAGTAAACGGTGTTGAATATCCACTTACAGTTGTTACGCAATCAAACAGTGCAGGTGGTGCAGCAAGACAAACAATCGAATCTATTAAACAGAATGCACCTATTGCTTTCTCATCACAGCAAAGACTTGTAACTGCAGAAGATTATAGAGCTCTTATCCTATCTAACTACTCGGCTGTGACTGACGTTATTGCTTGGGGTGGAGAGGATAATGTTCCAACAAACTATGGTAACGTGTATGTAGCACTTAAGTTTGCAGATGGAACATCTGAATCACAAAAGCAAACTATCAAAGATGGTATTGTAGCAAATCTCACGACAAGTCTTTCTATCATGTCAATCGGCACGGTGTTTGTTGATCCTATAGAAACTTTCTTAGAGATTATTTGTGGATTTGATTTTGATCCTTCAAAGACATCACTTACTCGAGCTACTACCGAAGCGCGTGTTTTCACGGAGATAATTAACTATTTTACGAATACGCTTGACAAGTTTGGTAGTACTTTTAGAAGATCTAATCTTTTAACAAATATTGATGCACTAGGTGATTTTGTAATTTCATCTCGTATTGATGTTAAGTTACAACAAAGACTTGTACCTACAGTAGCAGCATCAGTAAGTTATGATATTCAATTTCCTGAAGAACTTGCTGCTCCAAACGCAGCCACTCATACAATTTCATCTGGTCCATTTAGATTCAATAATGATGTGTGTAGATTTAGAAATAAACTTGGAACAACCACGATTGAGATCGTAAACATTTCAACAGATGTTCCTCAAGTAGATAATGCTGGCGCATACTTTCCTGCGGCCGGTAGGATATCTCTCGTAGGATTTGCTCCTGAAGCTCTCATAAGTGGTACTGATTTTATTAAGGTTACAGCTGATCCTCTCAATCAAGCGACAGTGAAGCCTTTACGTAACTTTGTTCTTAAGATTGACACTGATGCGTCCTTTGCACAAGGCACAATTGATACTCAAACAACTGAGGTGACTCTTACATGAGGGAACGTACTCTAACAGATTTCCAAAGGCATAACGATAGTTTTAGAAGAAATCAAGTTCTTGAAGTTCTTCCTGAATATTATCAAAGAGACTATCCTTTTCTATTAACATTCTTAGAAGAGTACTATGCTTATCTAGATTCAGATGAAACTTTTTCTGCAATCAACGAGCTATTTGGAATAAGAGATATTGAAAGAACGCAGTTAAAGTTTCTTGATCAGATATTTGCTGAAGTTGGAGGAGGCGCTGGAGCTGGTAACTTCACAGATCCAAGAGAAGCTCTTAGAAACTTTGCAAATTATTTTAGAGTTAAAGGAACGTTATTCTCATCTGAAGGATTCTTTAGAGCATTCTTTGGAGAAGAGGTTGAGGTAATATATCCTAAGAAAGATCTATTCATAGTGAATGAATCTTTGATTGGTCCTCAATCAATTAAATTTATTCAAGATGGAAAACTATTTCAGATCTTTTCTATATTGATTAAGTCATCTATACCACTTTCACAATGGAACACATTATATAAGAGATTTGTTCATCCGGCTGGTTGGTTCTTAGGAGCTGAAGTGTCATTCGATACAACTACAACTATCGGTATAAATACCCCAGATGTAATTGAAACGAGTGTTACAGATATTGTCGTATCAAGTACAAGTCTACCTCTATTACCGGGTGCTTTAGCGAAACCATACGAGATGGCAGTGTTCTTAGGAGATGGATCTGACTCAGATACAGATCAAACTATTATTAGACATAGAAGAGTTAGCGAATATGCAAACGTAGAAGTCGATGAATTGGTTGCAAGTTATGGACAGATTGCACCGAATCCAGATGGATTATTGGATATCAATTCACCAACGTTTGATGAGGATTCTGGCAGACCTACTGGAGCTGTGAGAATGAGTAATACTATTGAAAGAATGAGTTTTGATAGATTCGAGGACTACTTATGATTATAAATACAGCTATACAATTTTGAAAGAGATTATAAACAATGGCAAGACAAAATATTTTTACTGGCACTACTGCAAATGATGGTACAGGAGATACTCTCCGTAATGCTGCCACTAAGATAAATGCTAATTTTAGAGAAGTCTATACTAGACTTTCTGGAGATTCTACTGGTATTACAGGGCAGGTGCAGTTTGCGTCTGACGGTGTTAAGTTTGAAGGTACATTGACTGACAGTAACAACACAACTGTAAAGGTTGTAAATCCTACTGGCATAAGAACACAAATCTTGCCTGATAAAACAGGAGCTATAATTGTCGACAGTGCTACACAGACCCTTAAAAACAAAACCATTTTATCGCCAACATTCACAACCCCTTCAATCAAGGATAATGATCTCAGTCACTCGTATAACTTTGTTGTGTCTAATTTGGTGGCTGATCGTAACGTAAACCTACCACTACTCAACGATTCAGATACGTTTGTATTTAATAAGACAACGGCTGTACTCGAAAACAAATCACTTACATCACCGACCATTACGACAGGAAGACTTGTCACAGGAGTCAATGATGTAAACGGTGCACGATTGATGAGCGTAACAGCTACTGCAAATGCTGTTTATAATGTAACTCTTGCCAATGGAGATTCTGCAACAGGATTTCCAACATTGTCTTCAAGTGGTGCAAATACAAATATCAATCTACAAATTGATGCAAAGGGGCAAGGTTCAGTTTCGCTTAAGAAACTTGCGATGACGTCTTCTACAATCACTTCAACCGGAACAGTTTCTGACTTAGCAGGTCACATCGTTATTAACAGTCTCACAGCTCTTGCACTGACGTTGAACGATGGAACGACTGTAGGAGAACAAAAGATATTTACTAACAAAGGAGCTGGTACTGCTACAATCACTCCGACAAGTCTTGCCGATGGAACCAGCTTTACACTTGCACAGAATAAAGCAGCGATGTGTATATGGGATGGGACAAACTGGTTTAGAATAGTTTCAGCATAGGGATAGAAAATGACAGCAATTGCAACAAATAAATTAAAAAGATTCTTTATTGAAAAACTCTTCGATGATATTGGTGATTCGAATCAGAGATACTATTTAGGAATCGGCGAATCACAAGACTGGGATAGCGCTGACTTGGCTCCTACACCAATACAATCTAATGTAGAAGAAAGAAATGCGCGGACTAAACTTCAATCTATTAAAAACGCAGAGATATTTTCATTTGTTGTTCCTCGTTACAACTGGATTTCTGGTACAACCTATGAGGCTTATGATGATTCACTAGCATCACAAACTAACTACTATGTTTTTACGGACGAGAACAAGGTGTTCATGTGTTTGCAGCAAGGTAAATCTTCTTTCGGTACAGCTGTTACTTCAACTGTGAAACCTACTGGAGAATCACGTCAACCTCTTTCTACAGCTGATGGATATGTGTGGCAATATCTCTATACTATCTCAGCTTTGAAAGCTACTCAGTTCGTTTCTGCTAATTTCATACCTGTTCAAAAAGTTATAACTCCTACCGACGCTAACGAGACAAAACAAAAGCAGATACAGGATTCAGCCGAAGTAGGTCAGATATTAGGAATTAAAGTTACTTCACCGGGGACTGGATACACCGGTGCACCTACAGTAAACATTACGGGTAGAGGTCAAGACTCTATCGGTATGACCACTGGATTAATTACAAAAACAGCAGCAGCCACCGCAACAGTTTCCGGTGGCGCGGTTGTTAAGATTGAAATGAACGATTCAGGAAGCGGAAAGGCTTTTGGTAGAGGATATGACTTTGCTTCTGTAACTCTTACTGGTGGAGGAGGAACTGGTGCAAAAGCAACACCTATTCTTACCACAAATGAAGATTCCGGAATGGGTGCTGATGCGAGAAAAGATTTAAGATCATTTGGAATTATGTTCAATGCTAAGATCACTGGTGATGAGAACAAGAAGTTTATTATTGGAAATGATTTCAGACAAGTGACTCTGTTGAAGAATCCTATGATTCCTAAAGAGTCCTCACTACCAGATTC